AAAGAAAACGGTAGTACGTGCCCGAGCTCAGGACACGTCAATAATTAATACCATTCGAAGTAATTTGCTTGATCCTGCTAAGGATCATGTCAATTTATGGCGAGAGTGGATTAATTATTATGGCGAGCAAACCCAGAAACTTGTGAAAGGATTGGTTTCATGGTGCGCTGAGGCTGTTACACAGTTTTTTAGCGACTCAGGAAATTGGTCAATTTATAAGTGGATACCAACAGGAGACAGATTTGTTGATAGCATTATGGGGGGATTAGAGGTTACTTCTCTAGTTCCTTTACTTGCTATCACCATGTCTGTCATAACACTATGTAGCTACTATAGTGGTGGCTCCATAGAAACGGACAATCTGAAATTATTTGAGGATGCGTGCAATATTGCGGCGGCTAAGGCCGCTGACCCTGATTGGCGATGCCAATCGGGTCCATTGCATGTTGAGTCAGATAATTCCAGGCTTGAGAGTGTAAAGCGAAGTATAAGGATGATAGTTAGAAGAGATCGATATGATTCTGCGCTTGATTCTTTCTCGCAGTGCGTTGTTAGCGGTGATAAAATATTATTACCTGCTCACGCATGGCCTGAGAAAGTTAGTGTGGACATATATGTCTCTTTAGAACATTATCGTAACAATTGTAAAGAACGCGAAGATTTGGATCTCACTAGGATACGTATGTATCCTGGTTGTGATTTGGCTATCTATCAGATCAATAGATGTTTAGCGCGTTACCCCAATTGTAACAATTTGTTCAAGACTGCAACAATCAAGAACCCTTCATTATACCTAGTGAATTCGTATATTACCATACCAATATTGTTAGGACTTAATTGTACTAGCAATAATGAGATAGTTCAATACGGTACTTACGTTCACAAGAAGGGATCAGGATTTTTTCATCCTTTAACAGCTGGTGGAGCCTGCGGCACCGTGCTCTTTTCTGAAGATCATGGTATTGTAGGCTTTCACGTCGCCGGTGGTGATGATATTGGATTTTGTGTCGTTCCTCCTAGGAACGTCGCAGAAGAAATTCGCTCCATCGTGTTACACCGTGAAGATACTCAATATGTTTTTGATCGTGAGATCATACCAGATCACTCTGGTGCTCGCTTACGGTATGTTGATAACTATATAACACCAAGCAGAGTAATTAGTGAATCTGATTTGATCCCTACGGTCTTTAACGCAGACAGTAATCCTCACACTCAAGCTTTGAAACAGGCTATAGTAGATGATGTCAGCGGCAATTTAACTACTGTTGATACTTCTACTATTCGGACAAAGGAACCTCCTTCTTTTACACATATGGGTTCTCCGCGAAAGCTCTTACGGAGCTTAGCAGAGAAGTCGTTTAAGTGTCAGGGAAGGATTACGGAATCGGAAGAGGAATTTATATCAGAGTGCATCGATACTTTAATTCCTGAATTTTATGGGATTAGCGATCAAGTTTGCGCTTTCGGAGACTCTGATATAACTTCTTTAGACAAGGACTCATCCAATGGATATGGATGTTTAAAGGACAAACGAGAGTATTTCAACTTTGAAGATAAAACCATATTGCCAGCAGCTCATAAATTGTTTGACGAATTTCGGTCAGCGATTGAGAATGACAATGTGGATATACGTTCCGTGCTTAGTACGGAATGCTTCAAAGATGAATTACGAACGGTAGATAAAGTCAAGTCTCCAAGGACTTTTAGAGTTATGCCATTAAATCATATATGGTGGACTAAGAAAATCTTTGGAGATGTTGTACAACACTTTAAGAAAGAGAGAATGAAGACTGGTGTTTGTGTGGGTTATAACCCATACGTGGACACCGCTGAGTTAGCTCTGAAGTTACAGCAATGTTCTGTGACAGGTGATATTGATTTTTCAAAATGGGACGGGTCTATAATGGCACGTTTCATGTATTTGATAGGAGATGCTTTTAAGAGGAAGTACCGTGGTGAATACGGTAAAGTATTAGATTACATCATAACTTCCATGGCTTCATCTTGTGTTCTCATTGGTGATGAATTGCATGCTACAACGCATGGCTTACCATCAGGAACCTGGCTGACTCTATTAATGAATTGTTTAATCAATAAGTGTATAACAGCTTTGACTTTATATCGATATAAGGACGAACCAACAACGACTGATTTCAGCAGGGTCGTTGATTTTGTCATGGGAGATGACAAGGTTATAGGATCTGCTGGCGATGATGTTAAGTGGTTTAATTTGCAGACTATCAATGAAGTTGCTACGTCACTTGGAATGACGTGTACCAACGGAGATAAGACACCTATTAAATCCCATCATCAACCATTCATAAATCTTACTTTTGTAAAGAGACATTTTAGACAACACCCAATACTTAAAAAGTATGTTGGGGTCTTAAGTGTTGAAACTTTGCTAGGAACGATACAGTGGATGGACCGGAAGAAAGACCCATCGGAAGTAATACCTGGAAAGATGCGGGCTGTACAGATTGAAGCATATCTGCATAGTAAGGCTTTATACCAAGCTTTTACCTCCCTCTTTTTAGAATATTACCCTTTCGAAGCTCTTTTTACCGAAGAGCAGATAATTGCAATCCTTTCGCGTGATGACGCATACATTACAACTTTGCGACTTATGGGAAAGGATTACAAATATCTGCTATAATGACAGTATACTGTCCCAGAGTTAACTGGACAAACAGGGTCGCAACCTATAGCGCGTTCTTCACGATATACAGTTATAATATCATCCCTCTTCAGGATGGTAGCTAGGCGTGAGAATGTAAAAATGGGAAGTTGGGTTATAATAATGATAAAGACCCGTCAAAATGGATCATTGCACAACCAAATCAAATAGACAATGAATTTATGGAAAAAACCAACAGTGATTTTAAGATACAAGATGAGAATATGACTACTGAGGTAGCCTCTGTTACCACACGCACAATAGTAGATAATACTAACGAGCGCGATATAGTGTTTGATGAAGTTAGTAATATTCCCGACGCGTATCGCGTCGACGCTAAACCTTGGATTGAGAGACCTTTCTTTGTAGATCAGGTGATGTATACTACCACCGCGCAAAGATTTTCAGTGCTTAGTAGCGCTGTTCGCTTTCTACCCGGGGATATAGCTCGATCTAATCCTAACTTGTTGAACGCTTTCAAAATGGCCGCCTTGGGTCGTTCTGATCTAGTTCTTAATATCTCTATGGCCGGAACAATCGGCCATGCTGGATGTTTGTTAGCTGCGGTTCTTCCGCCTATGCCCTCATATCCCACCGATGCAACATTGCTTATAAATACTGCTTTGACTGGACCTCATGCGTTTTTATTTGCTAATGAAGCAACCTCAGTGGTGATTCCAGTTCCTTGGTATTGCAACACTGATATGATGACGTTGGATATGGACGGAGATGTAGCTTATAGAAACACAGCTGATATAACATCCATAAATGGCAATTATGGTACTTTAGTGTTTATTGTCATGAATCCGCTTGCAGTCTCCGATAACTCCGCAATAGAATTATCTGTTGTGGTGGAAGCATGTTTCAAACATTTGGATATGGTCATACCAACACCTCGTTACTTGGCTTTTGCCCCCCAATCCGGGAGCTTAAACCCAGTGTATGATGACTATGAAAAAATTATGAAACATATTGGAGATGCTAACCGATCTTTGCCTTCGGGCGATAAGAAGGTTAAGCGGCGATTTAGTAAAGCTCAATTACTCAGTATCGTTAGTGCTACTACTAGTCTGGCTAGTGCCGCAACCCAATTGATGCAACAATGGGTTGTTTCTGATGCATTGACAGAAGTCATCAAACTTGTTCCCCAAGCTGGCTTGCTGTCAGGACTGTCATCTGCGATTATGCCAGGTTTGATAGGAACGGTAGCCAGTAAAGGTACTAAGTTGGTGGGCGATGTCCTTGATAAAGGAATTGGCGCACTTCGTAAGCTCACAGGATTACATAATCCTAATGAGGCGGTAATTGACGCTCGTTATATCAATACAGATGTGAATTTTGCAAATATGGTTGATGGTAAACAATACTTTGAGAAGTTGGATCCTTATGCTAATACAAACCGAGTTTTGTCAGAACATGTCTTTGGCACTCCAACTGATGAGATGGATGTTACGCATATTACATCAAAGGACCAATTTATTGGAACTTTTACAGTCTCTCAGGAGGACCGACTAGGTAAATTAGTATGGGGTCGTCCGATTTCCCCTTTCCAAGGAGGTGCGGGTTTGGCTGCTGATGGTATCATATGCTCCAACAATCTAGAACTCATGCATTCATTGCATCGAGCCTGGAGAGGAGGTCTTAACATCAAGATACAATCAGTGATGAATAACAAGCAACAGGTAAAATTGAAGGTCATTAAATACTACAATCCTAGTACTGAAGCTTTTAATACACAGCCAGTCTATGCTACTGTAGTTAATGCTCCTTCACATCTTTTGGAGTTCACGCAGGGAGCTCAAGATCATACAGTTTCTCTGCCCTACTTATGTAGGAATGCATTGTGCCCACGGGCCGAAGATACTAGTGCTGAGGGCTTAATTCATGGTATGTACTACATTTATGTAGCTCAGCCCTTGGTTTCAGCTGATGGCTCTCCTTCATCTGTCGAGTTTAATGTTTATATGAGTGGTCAAGAGGACTTACAATTTTATGGTTATACTACCTCCAACTTAGGTTGGAACGACATTGTAGGACCCTTAACCCCAGCTTTAAATAACGGTACCTTAAACGAGGATGATTTCATTGAGCTTCCAAAAAGTTTTATAGGAGCTATAGCTCCTGACGATACGTCAGCTCTGAGTCAACCAGAAATGATAAGGTATTCCGACAAGATTAAGAAAAAGGTCGTAGCTGATTATGCACTACCCCCAGCTTTCTTCGATGACCCCGCTAATTATATTATGCGCAATGGTATTATAACTCACATCAGGCGTGTTAGAAAACGCACAGACCGCGTTTTTGAGCCTCAGTCAGGACCTATTCAAGTCATGAATGAGCCGCAAGATCAACACCCAGATTTGAGTAATGAACGCCAATCATTACCTATTGAATGTACTCGATTGAAGCCCAATATTAACATGCGTGATATCATTAGACGTATGTATAAGACCGAAGCGTTAACTCAGGAGATAAACGCCGGCGCTACAGCTATAAATACCTATGCACTATCTGGTTTCTTGTATGAGAAGCCGGATGAATTTTATTATTCTCCAATGGGCATGGTATCTAGGATGTATTACGGAAAAACAGTAGGATTTAAGTTTAGAATCGCCGTTACGTTACCTCGTAGCACCGATGAGACGGCGACCATTGATAATATATTTACTCGAGTGTATTATCAGCCTCAAACTTTTAATGTTAATGTTGATACTGCCACTATTCTTGGTAGTCCTCCTAACGTTTCTTCCTACCCGCCGATTACGTTAACTTCTAC